AATTTATTTTCCTTGACTACGATACTTTCCCTATTCATCTTCTGCTTTTTCCTGACCGTCGCGGAACATCACAAGAAGCCTGTATCCTTTCCAACGGCGAGGCAGCTTTTTTCTAATACGTGTAGCATGTTCCTTGGGAAGCATAATGTCTATACTTTTCCCACAAACATCTTTACCAAAAAAATATTCATATTTATTACTTAATACAAATTCTCTCTGGAACTCTTCAATCAATTTCTTTTGTTTTTTGGTAAGCTTTTCTTCGCTCATAAATATTTTTCCGGCTCTTTATTGTCAACATCATAGAAGTCTGCTGCTTTACCTTCTCGCTTGTCAAACTTAAGCACAATCTCCTGCTCCATCAACTCCACAACTCTATTATAGAATTTCTCGTTTTCAAGCTTTTCGTTCCAGTTTTTACTTTGAAACTTCTCCGTCGTTTTGTCGTCATAATGTAGTGTAAACCAAGCTCCAGCATTAGTCAAGTGCTCTGATGACTTAATAGCCTCAAACCAACTTTCTTTATCCATAATATGGATGTTGTCGCCGCCCCAAATAATCTTAAACGAGCACTGCCTTCCTTGGCTTCCAAATCGGCTTTTTTCAATTTTTACCTTAACTTCAGTTCCAATGCGGAACCCCTTGTCATCATAGATGAAACTTGCCTTTCCTTTCCGCGCTGTGAGCCATACACGCAGAGAATATGCGTAAGCTAGGGCTTTACCCCCCGGCGTGAAATAAGGCGTTGTCATGGCCTCTGACGGGCTTCTGGTGATGTTTGTTTTTAGCTGATTTAAGATCAATAATGTTGCATCTCTGTTAGCAATTGGCTGAACCAGTTTTGCCATGCCCTTAGAAAGGATACGAGGCTTTACTGCCATGGTCGATAGTGGGTTAAAATCACTCTCAATATCACTAACCGAGGGCGTCATTGCCATACTATCCCATATAAACAACATTTTACTATCATTATTTGCCAGCAAGTTTTCAATTGTTTCCAAAACAAACTCAACTGATTGTGCCTGAATATAAAGTAGATTTTCTAAGTTACACCCAGCATTAGCAAGGAAATAGGGATCAATCGCGCTCTCTGAGTCAAAATAAATTACATCGATACCCATTTTTTGAGCATTTGCAGCGATTTGTGCTGCCATATAAGACTTGCCAGTTGCTTCCAAGCCGGCAATCTCACTAATCTTGCCCACAGGAATGCCACCCCAGTGACCACGACGAATAATGCCGTCTAACCACTTAGAGCCAGTTGGAATAAATTCGCCAACCTCTGTTGGATTTTCATCCTTTAAAGAAAACGCAACATTTGCGCCTGCTGACTTATTAATCAGCTTTTTCATGTCTGCGATGCTTAAGCGTCCGCTTGCTTTTTTTACCTTTGCCATAATACCCCTAAATTTAAAAGGGGGGGCCGAAGCCCCCCCCCACAAGCCTAGCTTGCTACAATTCACCGAATGCCTTGTCTACTGAGTTCTCTGTGTTGTATTTCTCCACGTCGTCATTTCCTTCGCTGTCGGCAAGATACTCATCGAGCATGCCTTGGACTTCTTGTGAAGACTTACGAGGGAAAATAGAAGCATAATCAATCTCAGTATTGATAAACTCCTTCGCGAGGTCGCGATCTTCCGTAAGTGCCGATGTGCGGCGTCGTGGCTCAACATCAGTACTTGGGAACATTGCACCGGACTTCTTACCGTAACGAATCGTAAGATCGGTGCCACTATCCGGATCGGTGATGTCACCGTAGTCCGGGTTCAAGACGAGACTAAGCAGTTTCTCGTAAACCGTTTTACTGTAGCCCCACAGTCGAACGCCTTGGTCCTCTTCTCCGCGAACAATAACCGGCGAAAAGAAACGCTGCTTTGCCATCAGTTTCTTCGCCATTTCACGGGACTCATCAGAGCCATCTTCCCAAAGCTTGCGAACGAAAGTGTCCAAAGGACAATCCTCGCCAAAGTTGCGCTTCGGGCTTAGGAATCCGGGCTTATCGCCAAGATTGTAGTGGAACCAAAACTCCTTGAAGGGGTCTCCGTCTGCGTCTGGTACAATTCGAATGGTCTGTTCGCCATCCTGCGGTTTCCAGAACCACCGCTTACCGTTGCCATTGCCTTGAAGGGCAAGTTGCTTCTTTTTCATTTTTTTCAGATCTAACGCCATAATATTTACTCCTTAAATTATAGGCAGGGTCGTTTTCCCAGCCCGCGTATACAGTATATGATATTTTCGTAAAAAGTCAAGCCTATTCTTGAACAAAATTTGTGTGTGCGACAAGATAGACATAGCTATTTTCATATTCCGTTGATGTTATACTATATGATACCGTAGTTAAATCGTCTTGTCCAGCATTTTTTATCTGTTCGGCAATTTTATTAAGCAGGTTTTTTTCTTCGGCGAGCATAGTCTCGCTAAACGTGTAATAAAAGTTCTTTTCTCTTATATTTTTCAAATCAAAAAAGTATTTTTCTTCACCGGAGTCGGAATCGTAAAAACCAATCGTAGAAATTCTATTTGTCTCTGTAGGTGGGGATATATTCGACATAATTGAGTCTGTGTTGTTCAAATAATTAATCATGTGAATCGTTCCGGCAATAAGAGAGTTAATTTTGTTGTAATATTCGGATATTGACAGATCGCCTAAGACGCCGGCCATGTCTGGATTAGATAAAATATAGATCCTTTCAAAAAGTCCCGAATGTGCATACTGCTGCAGGACATTATATACAAGCCTCTCTCTCCTTTGCGCACCTGAGTTTAGAAAAGCAGTATCTGGCTTTATGTATATGACAGTTACTCGCATATGGCTTATTGACTGTAATATTGCCAACATTGCGCCGCTTGTAATGCCGCCACCAGAGCAAATGAACAAAACGTCATCGTCAATTTTCTTAATAAGTTTTTTAAAGACGGGCGCTGTTTTTTCAGCGTCCTCTATCGTACTGGCTGCGGGGAGATTATATTCTTGCCCCTTGTCCACAAAATGGACCTCATATTGAGGATACTCTAGAAATTTTCTGGCGACTTTGCACCCAGCGCCGCCGAATCCAATTACGTGCATATCTGTTTCATTCTCCCAAAATTCTTGCCCAGCGACAAGTTAACTTTAAACTTTCCCAAGTCGGTATCGGCAAAAATCCCGGCAATATCACCTATTAAGTGCCTCTCGTCTTTATCAAAGTCTAACACTAAACTGTCATGAATAGAAAAAGCTATGTGGCTTCGTTTACCCTTTAAGAGTTTGTGAACTTTAATCATTTGTCTCAAAAACAGATCTGCCGTCGTACTTTGAATTACATAGTTGAGTGCGTGATGTTTATCTGCCTCTATTTTTCTATTATAGAATGTACAAACATTTCTGCCATCCCAATATTTTTGTAACACCTTGTCGCGCTCGTAAGACTGGTTAGCCAAATAATCTCTAGATTCTGGATTGTACAACCAAGCAAAGATCCTCTCTTTAGCCTCTTTACGCGTTGGGATTCCTTTAAATACGTTCTTTGCGTTCCATTCGTGGATATCCCCATCGGGTTGTTCTATTCCACTCAGAGCCAGCAGAACTCTCAGTTCGGCCGCATTGAAATCAAACTCAACAAATAAATCGTTTTTAGGCTCCAGACAAACTCGGTGTTCCTTGCTTAAAGTGAGGACGGGAAAGGAGTTTTTCATTGTGGTTAACCTACCAGTCTTTGTGCCATAAACATTATACTTTACAAAAGGCTCGATTGTATTTATTTTTTTAAGAAAATTTCTAGTTTTGCTCTCGCCCATGTGTCTCTTCAGGTTTTCCCTTTTTATATTCAGTTTTTGTTGTGCAATCTCTTTGGTTACTCTTGTTAAGTCTAACAAAAAATCATAGTTGTCAGGCTTCTTGTAAGTCTTCAAGACGTGTTCCGTAATCGCGTTTTTGACTGAATAATATTCATGTAAGAAGTTCTGTGGCACTAAATCGTAGAAACAGTGTTCATTCAAGTTTATTTTAGCGTGAATAAACGAGTTCAAATATGCTTTGAGGCGCGAACTTGCAACTTCCCACTGCCCACTTAATGTCTCTGGGCAAACTTCCGAAATGGTCTTACCCTGACAATATAGATTTGCATATTCTACGCTCAAAGGGAGGTTTGCAGTATATGACCATGTGGCCGTCAATCCTTCCGGCGGATCATCGTAAATTTTGTTGTTTAGGAAAATGCCACGGCACTCTCTTTTGTTATCTAGGGTTTGGAAAATCATTAAATCTCTTCAAGAGCTTTTAATAAAAGTATAGGATCTTCTCTAATGATTGTCAAGTTGTTTTTGTCTATCGTGGTCTGGACCGCACCTATGGTCCCCAAAACATACTCTACATAGTTTATTGCAGCATTTGTCAGATATTCAAACTTGTCCTCATCCCCGGCTTGAAATTTTTGTATAGCCAAGCTATAAATTTGTGAAATTTCTCTCACCAATGAACTGAAGTCAGTCTTATTTATGCGGCTTTGTCTTTCAACAACCCTCATCTCAGCATACCACTTCATCCATTGTGCAGAGTAAGGCTCTTGGTCTTCGTATTCTTCTCTCTTTACCACTTCA